AAAACGGGCGCAAATCGCCCCTGTGGGTTTGGGCCGGTTTTAGAAATTCCTTAGTATTTCAGGGGATTTTTTGGTAGCGGCGAGCGGACTTGAACCGCTGACCCCGGCATTATGAGTGCCGGGGATACGCGCATTTTATCGCGCTTTTTCAGATATTTATGCCGCTTACCCGCAAGCCTTGCCGAGATTATGCCGGATAGACCGCCGCCGGCAGTTCAAAATGCGGCCCGTCAAGGAAGGGTTTACGCCCCGCCGCGCGCCGTTCCGCCGCATAGGCATCCTGTGCCGCCTTGGCGACGCCCTTCGGCCAATCCTGCACGGACCGCCCCCAGGCGCCGCCCCAGATGAGGGGCACGCCCTCTTTCCGGGCCGCATCGGCTACGGCGTCGGCAAGCGGAAAGTAGTATTTCCAGTCAAAGGTAGGCTGCCCATCCACAAGCGGCAGAAGATCCACCGCGTGCCCGGTCAGGTGGCGGCTGTTCATGGTTTGCGATGCGCCCTTGGCGACAAGCTGGCGCTGGCGTTCCACCGTCCGCAAGCCTTCTTCCACCCGAAACACCGCGCCGCCTTCAGCCGCGCGCCGCACCACCCGCACCAGGTCAGGATGCACGCCTGCTAGGCGCAATTCACACCGGGCGGAAAGGCTCATCGTGCCACCCCGCGCAATTTCTCAAACGTCCGCAACCCGCCAATGCCCAGCATGGCCAGCACCAATTCCAGCAGATAGTCCGTGTGAATGGCCGGCAATTCCGCCTTGATGCCCAGCACCACCAGCGCCCATGACGCAATCGGCGCCAGAACAAATGCCCAGGCCAGGCCGGCGGCGCAGACCCAGCCGATCGCCGGGCGCCACCCAGCCACAAATACACTGGAATGCGCGGCCTCAATTTTGTTCACTTCCACCTGTGCCAGCGCGGCTTGATTGGCCGCCGTCACAAGCTGCTGTTCCATCTCGGCCTTGGCTTTCTCAGCCGCCGCGCGGTCAGGAATTAGCCGGTCTATCAGCGTGCCAAGCGCGGGCAGCAGGGCGGTGATTACGGGAAGCATGGGATGGGCTCCTTTATCGTCCAACCTTCGGAAACGGCCCGCCCTGGAACAGAAACCCCTCCAGCGTGGCCACGATTGGCTTTTCAGCTTCGGTCAATTCTTCCGGGCGTTTGGCCAGCATTGCCATTAAGTTCGCGCCCTGCTCGCGCATGGTCGGCGCCATTGGCCGGGCTTGCTGCATGGTGGGATAGCGCTGCCCGCGCATGTCCGGCGTGCCCATCAAAATGCGCGCCAGCATTTCGCAGTCTTGTTCCGGCTTCGCATCGCGCGCCTTCAGCGCATTGGCCAGCGCTTCATTCATCGCGCACGCGCCGCTTCAGCCAAGCAATGATGAATTGCATCATCACCGCGCTGCCAATATGCCCGGCGATGGAAGCGCAGGCTGCTACCGCCAAGGGATGGTGCCAGCCCATGATGGCAGCAAACCCGCCGCCGATTAGGCCGCAGGAAATGGCGCTTGGGGTTTCCAGTGCCACCAGCTTCCAATTCAAGCGGCGGCGTTCGTTCTTGATTTCGCGCCCAAGCGCTGCAATCCACCCTGACACGGCTGCCAAGACCACCCCCGTAAAAAATTCTTCCTTAGTCATTTGAATGGCCAGAACGGCAACAGCTTAATCGCCATCGCTGTTAGCGCGCTGGTGATGCCCGCCACAGCCACAATCACGCGCCATGATCCCGATGCTTGATCCAGCACCGTGCGCACGGCACGCATGTCTTCGGCCATGGCTGAAACCTGGTCACGCAAAATGGCGACCTCGGCCTCCAGCTTGCCAAAATCGCGGGGATCAATGGGAGCCATAATCAAAACTCCCACACAAGATTGACGCTGCCGTTATCGAAGGTGTTTGACCCGGTGTTGGTAATGCGAAGCCTATCCAGAACGCCGGACAGGGTGACAACGCCGCCGCCATGCATAACGCTACCAGAGCTATCCCCGATTGAATGCGACTGAACCCATTTATTGCCGCTGATATTGAAAAACTGCATGGCGCCCATGCGGAAAACCCCCGCGTTCGCAAGCTCGGTAATAAATCCTGTCGTAAATGAAAGGCTATTGCATTGATTGGGTCCAAAAATACCGCCGGACGACCCCAGATATCCTGTTGTTTGGATTGATCCAGCCCCAAGCTGCACAAGCAAACGCTCCGTGCCACTTAAACTGACATCATCAAATATCAGCGTAACGCGCCGCACTCCTGCGGGAATGCCAGTTGCCCCGGTAAAATCAATTGCCGTGCCGCTGGTTGTGGCCTGGGCCGTGCCGCGATTGATGCCGATATTCGCAGCGGCCACCGGATTGGCCAACAGGATATTGCCCGCATAACCTGCCGCCGCGCGCGTGAAATTTACCAACACCCAATTGCCAGATCCAAGACTGATAGCCTCTGCCGTGTCACCCGCCGCCGTGGTGATGTTGGCTGCACCTGGCAAAATCAGGCTGGTCGCGTTGTGCGTCAGCGTCAGCGCCGCTGCAAACCGCAACTTGCGCGTGACACCGCTTGGCGCCGTGCCAAAGCCTGTGATGGTCGTTGTGCCGGTAATCCGCACATTGGCGCCAACCGTGCTTAGGTCAGTCGTTGTTGCGCTGGCAAGGTCCACCCATGCTGGCGTTATAGCGTCAAGCGTTGGCGAAATCGCCGGATCAATCAACCGAAACCGCGTCCCGTCATGCACCACCGTAACCATAGCGCTCGCCGGCAGGTCGCCCGCGCTCAACGCCACCGTGCCATCGCCCTTGTTCAACGCCACCGCGCCCACGCCGTTGACATTCAACGTGACGCTGCTGGTATTGGCCGCGCTGCTGATAAACCGAAACGCTTGCCCCGCCGCGTATGCTGCCAATGGCGGGTTCAAGCTGATGGTCGCGGCATTGGCCGTGCCGCCCGCCGTGCCGCCCCACAGGAAGGCGCCGTTTTGCGTTTGCCCAAGCGCCGCGTAATCCGTGCGGGCCACACCGTCTGCAACGCCTGTATGCCGGAAATTGCCCATCGGCAGATTGCCCGTTGGCGTGGTCTGGCCATCACGCGCCAGTGAAGCGGTCAGGGCAGACGCCATATCGTTCAGGTCTGAATTGAGGGATGATGCCAGGATAGTCGTGCCGGGGATGTAATCCGATTGGGGGCGCGTGTAAGTGCCGGAACCGTTACGGGACATGGGCGGGTTTCTCCATGACAAAGGGGCCGCTACCGGGTATGGTGCGGGGATGCGTGACGCTGTTTGGTGGCGGTGCTTAATCGCCTGCATTGCGGGGACAGCCGCTTGGCTGTCGTTCCCGCCTACGGAAAACCCAATCGAACGATTGGCGTTTGCCCTTATTTGCGGCTTCGGTGCCGCTTGGCTTGCCGGGAAATTATGGGCGGGGCTGGACCGCGTAAGCCGTTCCCTGCTGGCCCGCCAGCGCCGCGATTAAGGCGGGGCTTACGCGCGGGCCATTTTGGATGGCTTGATTGCGCAAGTATGTTTGCCCAGCGTCCGAGTTCATCAATGCTTGGACAATGCGCGGCAGAAACATAGAAGACGCCGCACCTGCGACACCACCAAGCGGCCCTGCAGCCATAGTCCCGCCAATGCCGCCAGCGGCTGCTAATTGGCCGGTAAGCAAGGCATTCGCCATATTGTTGCCGGCCGTTCCGCTATCGGGCGGCGGGCGCAGCACGCTTTGGCCGATGCGGGACAACTCATTCAGATCACCGCGCCCGAAAGCATAACCGCCGCCCGTGGATTGATTGACCGCCCCGCGCAAAGCCAATGGCGAAAGCCGCCCCGTAGCCGCGGCCTCACCGGCGCCACCGGCGGCGCGAGATATGACCATTAAATTCGCATAATCCCGGCGCAACTGATCCCATGCGGCGGCGTCTTCCGGGCTGATGCTTTTATCCATGGCGGTGCGCAGCGTGTCGCGAATATCGCCAAGCGCGGCGCGCAAATCGCCATTACTAGTGCTGCGCATGGACCGCCCAAGCGCGCTATCCATCATGCGATAAGATGCACCAGGAATAACCGGATTGGGCGCCGTTTGGCCGGGCGCTAGTGGCACACCACCAGATCCAGGGGGCGCCACCATCATGCCGCGCAATTGATCAATGCGGGCCTTGACCGGCCCAGCCAATTCGGCGGGGATGAACCGCAAGCTGTCTTCAATTTGCGCCAGCCGATTTTCTAATTCTGGCGTGACGTTAAGCGTGTTGCGGTTGGAGATATTTTCAAATTCCGCCCCAAGCCGCCCGCGAATGGCGTTGAGCGTGTCGGGCGAGGTATCAGATGCAGCCGTGCCCGTGCGGCGCATGGCAGCGCGCGTAAATGCCTCTTCCTGCCCTTCACGAATGGCGCGCTGCCTCGCACCAGTCAAAGGCAATTGCTCCAGGCGGCTTTCGATGTTTTTTAAGAAGCGGCTTCCGGTCGCCTGTCCCGCTGTCACGGGGATGCCTTCGCGCTCCGCCGCCGCCACCAACGCGCGATATTCGGCGTTGCCTTGCTGCTGGATCGGCGTAATCAAGCGCGCTCCGGTTGCCGCCGCCGCAGGCACCGCTAAGGCTGTAGCAAGCGCCGCCACCGGGCTATCGGTTGCCTCGCCTACTGCGCCAGCCGCCGTGCCCGCTACGGTCTGTAGCGCAGGCTGAGACGCCATCACGGTCGCCGCGCGGTTGGTGAGCGATGGCGCTGCGCCAATGGCCGGGGCGGTTGCAGCCGCCACGCGCCCGGCAGGGATAAGCATGGTGCCAACGTCCACGATACCCTTGCCCGCACCGCGCGCAGCAAGTTCCGTGGTGCCTTCGGGCGCAGGCGCCGCGCCTATCGTGGTTTCTAAGGCTTGCCCAATGCCGCGCGTGTAAGCACCTTCTGGCATGGCCGGCAGGCCAGCCGCGCGCAAGCCGCGATTGTATAAATCAGGCAGCGCGCCCACCACTTGGCCAAGTCGTTCATTGAACCCGGCGCCGACCTGCCCAGCCAAGCGCGCGACGCTTTCGCCAAAACCGCGTTGCGGCGCGGCGGCCGCTTGTGGTGGGGCTTCCAACACAAACCCTTCCGGGATGGGCGGCAGGCCGCTTGCGGGCTCAAGAACAAAGCCCGGCGGCAGAGGGGGAAGCGTTCCGCTCATTGCATGGGCACCCATTGGCCGCCACGAAGCTGCATTCGCTGGCCTGTTTGCGGGTTGACGATGATTTGCGACGGCGCGGCGGCGTTAGGCGCCGGCCCAGACTGCATATTGCCGCCACGCATCCCGCCGCGCACTTCTGCCTCAATGCTGGAAATGGCCGCTTGGCGGGCGCGGTCCTTTTGCTGAATGACTGCCGCGCTATCACCGGGTTGCGGGAAAAACCGCTCATGCACATCAAGCATTTCACCTGGGGTAAATGCAGCACCAGTTTCTTTGCGGAGAATGCCCGCCGCAAATAGCCGAACCGCGTTGAAATACTGTTGGTCGTTTTCTGACAAAAGCGGATTGACCACCAAAGACGGCGCGTTCCGCCATGCGGCAATGGCTACCCCAGATGGCGTTTGAACATTGCCAATAATGTCTTGGCTCATTTTCATCTGAGTGCCGAACAAATTGGCTTTTGCTTCGGCTTCAGTTAGGGATTGCGTGCGCGGATCAGCTGGGCCGCCTGGGATTGGTTCCAACACGCCATTATCTGCCCAGCGATAGTTTGCCGGCGGATTATTGCGCTCCGGCCTGATTTGCGTGGTGGTAATGGCGCGGCCATCCGGTGTGCGCGTCGCGGATTGCTCCCCAACCATCGGCGGCATGACGCTCACATCATTGCCAACGCGCGGCATCGGCGCGGGCGCGGGCGGCGCGACGGGCGCAGCAGGCGCCATTGGGGCGTCACCAGTGGCTGGCATCGGCATGGCAGCAGGCGGCGCCATGGCTGGCGCCCCTGACGCGGCGGCAGTCGGCACCGTGACAGCACCACCACCAGCGCGGCGGGCCTGACCAGCAGCCAAGGCGCGTTGCACCGATGGAGGGAAAGTCATCGCCGGGACCGTCACCATCTCGCCGGACTGCTGGTCCAAATACGTTTGCGGGCGCTGCATCATGGCCGCCGCAATTTCATAGCGATTTGTCTGCTCAGGCGTCAGCGTCCCTGCTTCATACGCTGCAGCCATGTCTGCCAGCATGGCGGCGGCGTTGGCGGGCGTGAGCGATGCTTGAGGCTCCCTGACGGGCGCATAACCATTCACCACGCGCATATTGCCGCGATTGCTGGATTGCACCATCACGGTCTGACCATCGCGCTGCATAGGAACCAGCGCAGACCAGCTTTCGCGGTTTGCCGCTGCCTCAGCCCGGCGCGCTGCCGCCTCTTGCATGGCGATCTGCTGCTGAAACCGCCGCTCGGCCCGGTCGTCGTCAATGGAACGGCGCACGCCAGCCGCCGCCAGCCTCACGCGCTGGTTTGGCGATGCCTCGGCGTTTTGCAGCACGTCAAGGTTGATTTCCTGCCCATTGGCAAGCCGCACCATGCGGGGCGCGGGCTGTTCCGGCGTTTGCGCAGGCGCTGCCACCGGCATGGCCATACCACCGGCGGGCGGCGCAGCGGGCGCAGGCTGCCCGGTCATTTCAGGGTTTGGCACGGGCGGCGGCAGGCTGCCAGGCGCAACCGGGCTAGCACCACCCGGGGCGGCAGGCGCAGGCCCGCGACCATACAGCGCGGCAATCTGCGCATTCGCCGTTTCATTGTCTTCGCGCAGCAGGCGCTCAACCCGCCGATCATCCTGCCCGGCGAAATAGCCATTGATCAGCGCCGTGCCCATCTGCGCCAGGCCGCCCGCGTGCCCGCCAACCGGCTTGGCTTTCAGGCTATCGGCAAGCAACTGATCAGACAGGCGCCCACGGCGCAGCGCCATAGCAAGGGCTGGATTGGATGCGAAGGACTCAGACATGGATCACCTCACTATGCGCCGCCGCCCGGCATGCCAAAACCACCACGCGCCCAACCACCAAGCGCAGCCGACCCAAGCTGATACATGCCGGAAAGCTGCGTCTGGTAGTTCTGGTTCTTGGCGTTAAACGCATTGTTCAGCGCCGCTTGCTGCAACCCAACCGCCTGCATGTAATCCGTCGGCGCCACATTCGTCTGCGGCGTGTTCACGAAGGAAGGCGCCTGCACCTGTTGACCAGAAAGCAGCGCCGCCGCCTCATTCAACGGCACGGCGCGCTCGGTCAGGATTTCATTGATCGCCTGCCCGCGTCCCTGCAACAACAATTGGTTGTAGGCGTCGTTTTCCGCCTCACCAATGCCGCGCATCGCCACGTCATAGGCTTCCGTGCCGGGCATTAAGCCCTGCTGGCGCAGCCGCGTGTCTTGCGCATTGCGCCGTTCCTCAAGCACCGGATTAAGCCGCTTCTGGCCCAATTCCATCAAGCGCCCTTCAACGGCGTCATTGTTCAGATTAACCGGCGCCGCCAGCCTATCCCGCACCGCGCCCAATTGTTGCAGCGCCGCTTGGCCGTAAATGTCTTGCGCCTGGCGCGATTGATCCAGCGCGCGCTGTTCTTCCGGCGCTAGGGTTTGCGTTGCCTCAAAGCGTGGCGTGCCATCAGCCCAGGTGCCAATTTGGCTATAGGACAAACTGCCGTAAGGGTCGCGCTGGTTCACCGCATTCAGGCCGAATTGCGTAATGGCCGTCTCGCGGTTCATCTGCGATTGCGCTTGCGCCGTTTTCACCGGATCGGGCGCGGCTGGCGCGCTTGGAGATTTCTTGCCCATTCTCAAACCCTCTTGGCAAATAGCCGGTCAAAATCACGGCGCATGAAACTCATCACCGCACCATGCCGGCGCGGCGCAAACCAATCGCGCAAGGTGCCTTCCTGCTTGAAGCCAACCCCGCGCAAAAAGCGCAGCGTGCGGGTCGCGTCATGCGGCACCATGGCGGTTACCCGGCGCAATTCGCACTGCACCAACGGATAATGCAGCAAGGCCCTAATCACCCCGCGTTGCGCCCAGCGTGGCGTCACCGCAGCAATGCTCATTTCGCAATTGCCTTCCGTGAAGCCGGAATAAACCGCGCCCGCCACCAAAGCCTGGCCGTCATGCACCCCGATGGCGTAACCATCGCCACCGCCAGACGCGTGCGGAATGCGCGCGAACACCCATTCAGCAATCGCGCGATCCTCACCGAATACAAGCTGCATCACAGCCCCAAGGCTTGCGCCGGTTCAAACACAATATCAAAGGCGGAAAGCTGCATGGTAAAGCCGCGCGTCTGGCCCGCCATGCGCACCGCGCCAACATAGCCAATCTTGCCCAAGGAAACCCATGGGCGCAGCGTTTGCGTGCCGCCCCAGGATGAAACATCCCACACCGCGCTATCCCATAGCGCCGAAGTGCTGGAATAAGACGGCACGTTCTGCGCCGCCTGGTCGCCGTAATCAACGTCAAGCGCAATGGACGCATTCGGGTTATCGGTCGCCTGGATCAACGGGCGCAGCAAGGTAAAGCGCTTCATGCGGCTTGGCACCTTGAAGTCACTAAAGGCAGTCTTCAGCCCCCAGGTGATATCGGCGCCGTTGTCATTGGTGCCGAAATCGGCGCGATACACCACGCCGCCCGCCATGCCGCCGAAATACAGCCCGCCCTGCCATGTCGCCCAACAGGCCGCGTTGTGATTGGTATAGCGGCACCACGCGCCCGACAGCGTGTTCATGACGTATTGCACCGCAACCGTGCTGCTGATCGGCACGTTGACAATCACCCGATGACCCTCCGGGTAAACCGTCAATTGCCAGCCGAAATTGCTGCCGTAGAGCTGCACCGCGTCCGTGAATAACCGCGTGATCTTGTCCGTCACCGCGCTCTTTTGCGACACGCTGCGGTCAAGCTGCATGGCTTCGGTCAGGCTCACCACGCCATCCACATTCAACAGGGCGATATCGCCGCCCGTCTGCACGTAAAACCGCCGGCCAATCGGTGCGCCCAACCGGAACACGCCCTGCAAGGTGAAGGTATTGGCGCTCGCCGGGTCCGTGCCGCGATACAGCGCCAATTCACCGCGCGTTGAAATGAAGCCGATGTAATCATCAAGCCCGGTGCCGAAATTCTCAAAGGACGGCGCCACGATCCCGGCAATGGTGCCGCCATAACGCCACACCGCGCCAAGGTTGATGGAATTGGCTGCACCACTCACCGCATCAGTCGGCAGATACCACGCTTTGGCCGTGCCCTGTTCGCCAAACCACACCCGGCGCTTCCAGGTGGTGACGCAAAACAGATTGGCCGCCGTGACGCCCGTGATGGTTTGGGTTGCCCAGGCGCTACCGTCCCAAGTGCGCACCCCATCGGCGCCATTGACGCAAATCAGCCAACTCGCCGCCGCATTGGTGAAATTGGTGAATTGGAAGCGGTTATTGGTCAGGCCAGTGACGGCCGCCGCCCCCACCGCGCCCGCGCTGGACGCGTCAAAGATGCTACCATTCGCCACCGCGAACAGCTTAGGCGTTGGGCCGTTATAGTCCATCAGGGTTTCAACCGCGCCGGTCATGCCGGTTGCGTGCGAGGTATAGCCCTTGCGCACCTCCACCCATGACCGCTCGGGGAAGATGTTGTCCAAGATCAGCGCATCGCTGCCGGGCATACTGGCGACGCTATCGCGCGCATTCAGCCCGCCAACCGGCGCCGGAATTTGCCGCGCCACACCGCGCGCCACACGCGGCACCTGCCGGCGCGGTATCATGCGCCATAACCTGTATCAGGCACGTTGCCCGGCCCAATCAGGATCGGCCAACGCCCGCGCGCCATATCCAGGGTGGGGCTGGCGCCATCTGTTGCTTCCGCTTGGCCCACTTGGCGCATCCAATCATCACGGAAGGCCGCGTATTCCATGCCTTTGGACTGCAACCAAAGCCATTTCACGCCCATCAGCATCAAATCATCGGAAAAGACACAGGTGTCAGCGTCGGCCGTAAAACGCGCCTTGGCCGAACCATCCGCCGCCGTGGCCCAATGGGCCGAGATGTATTCAAACGCCAATGACGCCGGGCTATCCAGCGCGCCAGGCGGCGGCCAAATGCGGAACACATTGTCGCCCCTGCCAATGAACCGGAAGCGCCGACGCGGGCCGGTCGCCACAATGCCGGACCGCATCCACTCATCTTCCTGCGGTGACATCGGGCCAACCAATTCCCAGCGCCGCGTGCGATCCCAAAAGGTGCGGTTGATCGGCGCCAGCATATCCGGCGGCGCCGCGTAAACGTCTTGGCAGAAGGACAGCGCCGCGCCCGTTATGGTGGCCGTGGCGGGCTGCGTCAGTGTCACCGTGTTGACGTCCACCACGGACGCCAAGCGCGTGCCCTGCGTCATGGCGTCGCCCAATACGGCCATCCTGCCGGCCAAAAGCCCCGCCGTGCTGGCAAGCCCCGTGACCGTGACAGAACCGGACGTCACATTGCCGGTCAGGTCAATCGGCGCGGCAACCGTAATATCCCACTCGGCTTGCAGCGCCACCCATTCACGGATGCGAACCAGCATCTCACCGCACCGATTGGCCAGCGCGCCAATCTGGCGCGTCTGATCATCGGTGGCCCCAGCCACAGAAGCGGGAATGGCGCCAAGCCCCATTTCCGCTGCCACGGCCTGGCCAAGCTGAAGCCAAGTGTAGCTCATGTCTTAGGCGCCGTACTGCGCGATCCACTTTGTCGCGCTCACGCGAACAAAGGACGCCACACGGGATTGCGCCACACTGAAGGAAGCGTTTGCCGCGCCTTCGTTGATGTTGCAGCCGGAAGGCGGGAACACCAGCGCCGCCGTTGCGGTGCTGACATAGACCTGAACGGAAGTGCCAAGCGGTTGCGTGGAAGGCAGCAACACCGCCGTCTGGCCCGCCGAAGTCGTCACTTGGTTGATCGTGCCCGTAAGCGGCGTCGCGCCCGACTGCGCCGTGCCAGCACCCGCAACCGATGCCGGGATGGTTTCGCCTACCAGATTGGCAAGCGCTGAAGGCATCCCAAGGCCCATCATATCAGAACCAAGACCGTTCATTGTATCAATCCTCTTCCTGCGCCGCCCGGCGACGCTTGGGGTTTGCGGCCAATTCCGCCTGCAACCGCTCAAGGGCCGCCTTGAGCGTGGCAATCTCATCTGTTTGCGCTTCAATCTGGCGCTGCATCTCATGTGCGCCCGTCATGTTGGACGCGGCGGCCAGGAACGCTTTGGCGCGCTCCACATAAGCCCGCCCGCCCATGCCCAAGCGCTTGATGCCTTCCTCGCCAAGCCCGGCAAGCTGCTCCACCGTATGCACCTTCAAGGCGCGCATCTGGTCGCAGATTTGCGGGTCTTGCGGAAACATCACCGCAATCGGCGTGCCGTCCGGCATTTGCTGCTGCTGGTTAGCGTAAGCCTGCCACTGGCGCGGAAAGCGCAACCGGTCCAACTCGGTCACTTCGCGGATCATCTGATCACGCTCGCCGGGCTGAATAATTTTGATGTAGTCGCGCTTTTCGTAAATCGGCCGCCCTGCCTCTTGGCTTTTAAAGGGCTGGTGTTCCGAATGCGCGAAGAACTCCACATAAAGCCGGGCATCGCTGCCCATGGACACCGTGCCGTCCGGGTGGACCGTTCCACCCATGAGCGCGAAATCGTCTGACATTGGTTGTTCCTTGGAAATGGAAGGGGCCGGGCGATATGCCCGGCCCGTCCCGTTAGAGCGACACGTCCACGAACGGGTAATTCAGCACGCAAGCCGTGGCATTGGTGCCGGCACCATTGGCCGTGGTCAGATACAGGCCTTGCACCTGGAACGAACCGGCGGTGCCGTCATCGTCCAGCACGCCGGCCGTCGCCGTGGTGTTCAAGCGCGCATTGGCCGCCGCGCTCGCCAGAACGCGCGCGGTTGCCGTGCCCTTCACTTGCACCCAGCCATAACCGGTGATGGTGCCAGACGTGCCAGGAATGGCGGCAACCGCCACCCCAACAATCTGCCCGCGCGCGTCGTTGGACGTGCTAAGCGGCGTCGCGGCGAAGCTGGCATTCATGAACACCACATCGCCCACGGCCAAAGCGGAAGACCCCGCATTTGACACGCAAACGAACTCGCCGTTCAGCGCGGCATGGCTGCGCGTGCCAGCCGCAATCGGGGAAGCCGGAATTTCCAGCTTAGTGGTGTCAACCGTCCAAATATCGAACGGATTGACGCCTTCAATGGAAGAGATCGAAAAAGACATTTGTTGGCCCTCCTATTAGGCGCGCAGCACGCCCTGCAGGCGCGCATTGGAAAGGGTCATGTTGCCGGCCCAGCCGATCAGCTTCACCATGGCATCCTGATTGACGCTGAAACGGTCAGGATCAAGCGGAACCATGTTGCGGTCACGGTGCGGGCGATAGTGGATGTAATTCGTGTTCAAGAAATACATCCGATCCGTCGGCGCACCGCCAACCCCACCGGGGTCAGTGCTGAAGCCCTGGAAACCACCGTCAAGCACCACGTCAATGCTACGGCCCGCGCCGTAGTATTTCAGGGCGGCAAAACCAGCAGCCGCGGTGCGCTCATCGGTCACGCGCTGGATGGCCTGCAGGCTTTCCAGATACAGGCGGTAATAGTTATTGTCCGCCACGATCAGGTCCGGCCCGTCATTGCCACGCACCAACTGAATGGCAACGCGGTTCATGTAGGACTGCACATTGGCGCTGGTGACCGCCGCGCCACCGTCAGACACGGCAGAGAAGCTGATGTTGCGCCAGAACTGCCAAGTGCCACGATCAATGCCGCCAATGGTGCCGGAACCCGGCGAATTGGCGATCAGCGCTTGCAGGCCGGTAATCTGGCCCGAAGCGGTGCCGTCGCTGTAAATGTCGGACGACAAGCTGTTCATGAAAGTGCGCTCGGCATTGCCGATGCGGCTTTCCAGCAGATCAATCACCGCTTCCTTGCCGCTGTTTTGCAGCATTTCAAGGCCGGAAATCGACACCGCCACCGCCGCCTGGCGGATCGGGAACTCGGCCGCCGTCATCACGTCGGACGGCGCGATGTTCAGCACTTCATAGCCGGAATACCGGCGATAAGTGCCATTCATCGCATATTCGATTTCCTGCACGATGGACCGGCCGCCGGCAAAGGTTTTCACCTTGCCGCGTTCGCGCAGGCGGTTCAGCAGGGCATTGTTGCGGGATACGTTGTCGGCAAGCTTGCCGGAGCGATTGCGAAGGGTGGTCGTCACCACTTCATTCAAGCCGGGGGATACGGCCATGGGTTATCTCCTAAAGGGAAGCGCTAGAGAAATTGCGCAGAAGCTCGTCACGCAAACTGCCGGTCGGGGCTGCATTGGCGGTGAAGCTCGGGTTGCTCTTGACGCTAACGGCCTTTTTGCGCGCCTCATCGGCGGCTTTACGGGCCTCGGCTTCGCGCTTTTCCGTCTCCGCTTTTGAACGATCCTGCAGGATACGTTCACGAAGATCGGGCCGCGCCCAAACCGCCATGTCGTAGGCATCCTTCAGGCTTTTGGCTTCGCCGGCCTGCATCAGATTGCCCATGGTCACGCGCACTTGCTCGAAATACGGATAAGCCGCCACACCATCCGCCGCTTTCGTGTTGGCGAAATCGTCAATGATGCGATGCTGTTCCGCCATGACAACGTCATGTTGCGCGCGCTGCTGTTGCGTCAGATATCCCCTGAGCGTCGCCACTTCCTGCTGCAATTGACCCAAGACGGAATCGGCAGATTGGGGCGAGGCTTGCGCGCCATTGCTCGGCGCAAGGGTTGCTGGGTCCACACCGTAGCTGCGGGCAAGCTGGATCAGGGCCGCTACCGGGTTTTCGTCAAGCGCGCGCTGGGCTTCAAACAGGACTTTGACCGCCTGTTCGGGCGCCATGCCACGCCGCGAGATTTCCGGCTGATATGCCTTCACCACTTCCCGCACCGGATCGGGTGCGGTTGTGCCCTGCGCTGGCTTGCCAACGGTAATCCGCCCCGCGTCCAAGTCCGCGCGCAACGCGTCTTGTGCAGCTTTGGGCAGGCGATCCCAGGCTAGTTTTGCGTCGGACGGCCATCCTTCGGGCGGTGCAACCTTTGCGGTGCTGTCGCCTTCGGTCGGCTGGGCTTCGTCCTTGGTTCCTTCCGCCTTGGGCGCTTCTGGCGCGTCTTCGGCGGGTTGTTCTTCGGCGGCATACCGGCCCGCGTCATCGCGGCGCGGCTGCGCTTCTGTATCGGTGCTGGCGGCGGGCTGGTCATCGCCGGCCATGCTGGAAAAAGCGGCGTCGAGATCAGCGCGCAGATCATCGGCGGGCACCGCGTCTGCGGCTCCGCTGTCCGAAAGCGTCATGTGAATGTCCTTGTGTTAGGTGAAAAGCCGCGTTTCGACGCTGGCGCCGTCTAGGCTTCCGGCACTCTCGGCCGGCGGCGGCGTGTAGCCTTGTTCAAGCATCTGGTAGGCCTGCGCCACGTCTTGCGCGACGCTGCGCGTATCATGCGCGGCCGCTGTCATGGCCGGCGCATCATTGCCCATTTCAACCATGCCATGCTCACGCGTGACGCGGCGAAAGGCGCTTTTGCTGTCCATCATTTCGCCCGTGGCCGGGTGAAAGCACGCCGCCATGCTGTCGCTCATGATGTAAGGCGCAACGGAAGGTGGGCGCTTGGCATTAGTCACGTCGCGCCAATCACCCTGGAACCACACGAATTTTCGCTTCATGCTACCCCATCAACATCAGCACGGCGTCATCATCATCGGCGTCGGCTTCCGCCCTTGCCTGAATGGCCGCGATGCGTGTCACCACGCGCTCAATCTGCGCCAGCGTCTCGGCCTGCCGCGCCAGGTCGCGCAGGCGTTGCACTTCCGCCCGGTAAGGCTCAGGCGCCGTTTGCGCGGCCTCTGCAATGGCTTCCCGCACTTCGGCGCGGGTTTCTGCCGCTGGTTCATCCACAAGCCCCAGCGCCGCGTCATAAGCGGCGCCCAAGGCGTTGCGGAAAATGTCTTGCTCATCGCGCTGGCGGTCGCGCCGTTGCGCTTGCAGTTGCGCCAGGCGTGCCAGGCGCTTGCGATCTTCCTTGGTGTAAAAGCCGCCGCGCGTTTGTTCATCAGATGGGCCACTGCCGGTTGCCGCCAAAATGGCGGCCTCCAATGTCACGGCCAGATCGCCGATGATACTCGGCAACGTGATTGTGCCGTCTGCGGAGAGCGTCACTGCCCCTAGGGTTACGGATAAATCGCCAGTGATGCCGGGTTGCGTAATGGTTCCATCAGCTACCAATGTGGCATCGGCAAGCGTGACAGCTAAATCGCCCGATGCGCCATTGGCTACTGTGCCATCCGCCGAAAGCGTAACATCGGCAAGCGTAACAGTTAAATCGCCGGTAATACCTGTGTTTGTCGGCGGGATAAGATCATCTGCAAACCAACCCTCCGCAAACGCCTGTGTGTCGAACCACGCAAGCGCCTGTATCTGAGGGTCAAATGTGCCGGTGCGCGCCATTATTCAGGCGGCGGCTCGGGCGGCGGTTCAGGCGGAAGCCATTTACCGCCAACATATCGCCAGCCTGGATCAACATACGCCGGGCATTCAATATCATTAATTCCTGGGGGCAGATCATTCCATGGCGTGATGCCATCCCACACGCATGTATTCACCACTAAACCATCAGCACCCCGCACCAATGCAAAACGCTTCTCGCCTGCTTTCACCATGTCGCGATCCATCCGTATCCAGGGCCACCTTGCCCGCCGCGTCCACCAAGGCCAGGGTTCATCCCCACACCACCGCCACCGCCGCCACCACCGCCGCGACCACCATTGCCGCCGTCTGCGCCAGAAGTTGACGCGGCAACCGTAGAACCACCGCCGCCGCCGCCTTGCCCACCGTATTCGGCAGTTCCATCAGCGCCGTTTGTGCCTGCCGTTGGTGTTGCGCCAGACGTTCCCGCAGCGCCGCCACCGCCTGACGCGGTAGAGCCTACGGTTGGACCTGTTAAACCGCCCGCAGATGCGTCAACCACCGCTGGCGTGGCGCTATGATGCCCACCTGATCCACCACCGCCGCCGCCAAAGCGCGATGTGCCGCCAGCTAAAGACAGTGGCGTGGCGTTGCTACCGCCGCCCATGCCGCCGCCTTCCCATGCGGGACCGTTAGTAGCAGCCCCGGAAGAGGCACTGGTCCCAATCATTGAGTACCCTGGACCCGTAATATTTCCACCGCCAGTAGAATGCGCCGATGCGCCAGCACCAGCCAAGGTAGAGGCGGCGGTGATAGCCCCACCACGACCAGCAGTTCCACCACCCGCCGCAAGTATTGGATTAGAATGTGCAGGGATTACGAAAGACGAGCTTCCGTTGTTACCATCACTACCCGCAGCGCCAGCGGCGCCGGGAAGCCCACCAAGACCGCCAAACTGAATAGCAACATTGAGAAAATCCGGCACGAAATCCGCTGGGATTATGGCGGTTGCCATTGCGCCGCCGCCGCCGCCAGAGCCGCCCTTGGCCACAACAGCGGTCGCGAGAGAACCCCCAGCCCCACCACCGGCACCACTGCCCCAAACGCGCATCAAAATCCACGACGGCTGAAAAGAAGTCGGCTTGATCCAGCGACCACCAGGCGCGGTGAAGGTCTGAATATCAGCGGGTGTTTCCGCCCCGATGATTTTCCAGCCGCACGCCTCATCAAACGCCACGCCGGATTGCGCGGGAATAGACCCTGCCCATAAATCAACCGCCGTAGTGCCATCGGTATGCGTGATCGAAACATCCTGCGTGGCGCCGTCATTCCAGACAGACAGCAGCTTGACGTTGCGCGTGACGCTTGACGCCGGAGACGCGACAACATCCGTCGTGGTCGCGCTCGTGATTGAAAAATTGGCGCGGTCAGGCGTAACCGTGGTGCCATTCAAATCAACCCAAGACGCAAAAACCCCAATCGTTCCGGCTGCGCCCGTTGTGACCGTGATTTTATCGGACGTGGATGTAAGCAGGATCACGGCGCGTCACCAGCACATCACAACGCAATAACCATCACCACCAGCACCGCCTGCACCGCCAGTGCCGGGGTTATTACCAGCACCCCCACCGCCGCCACCGCCACCACCTTGCCCGCCAGCACCACCAGCAGCGCCAGAAGTGGAAGCCGTCACTGTGGAACCGCCGCCACCGCCGCCTTGACCGCCGACAACATTGTTGCTTGCAGCGCCTTGGGTTCCAGGGGTGGGGGTAGCGCCAGACGCCCCAGCCGTGCCGCCGCCACCTACGGCGGAATTGGCGCCGCCGCCCGCAGTGGCTACGACAACTGCGGGTGTTGCGCTACGATGTCCACCAGAACCGCCGCCCCCGCCACCCCAAACCGAACCGCCACCAGCAACGCCAGCCGGGGTGTTTGCTGACCCACCACCACCGCCACCGCCTTCCCAGCCATAATGTGCTGTGCCGCCAGATGTGGCGCTGCCGGTAATGCCTTGACCACCAATGCCCGGTCCACCGCCCGTTGGTAGCCCGCCAGTGCCAACCGTACCACCAGAACCAGAACCGCCCGCAGCATGGCATCCGCCCCCGCCGCCGCTACCCGTAGCAACAGCCGAAGTTTGCCCGCCCACACCGCCGCCGCCACCGTAAGCGGTCAGGTAGCTGCCGAAAGTCGTGTTACCGCCTGCGCCGCCATTGCCACCTGCGCCACCAGCCGCGCCAGCAGCACCAGCAGAACCGCCAGCGCCAATGGTGACAGATACGGAATTGGTCAGCGCATCAGCGGTGAAGATAAACTCAACGCGGCATCCGCCGCCCCCGCCAGCGCCGCCTTTGGTGATAGCCGCAGTAGAAAGCGAAGCCCCGCCACCGCCACCGCCGCCTGCGCCCCAGATGCGAACCAGCACTATCTTGGGTGTGAAATTGGTTGGCTTGTTCCAAGTGCCGTTTGCGCTGAAAGTCTGGATATTGGTCGGGCGCGTATTGCCGTACAGCGTCCAGCCCTGCCCATCCAGATACACAACGCCGGACTGTGCGGGCAGCGACACTTGATACAGGTCCACCGCAGTCGTGCCATCAGTATGCAGCACCGTGATCTTGTTCGCTGCGCTTGCGCTGTCGTTCCAGATACTGAGGAATTTCACGTTCCGCTGCGTGGATGACGCAGGCGATAAAACAACATCTGTCGTGGTATCAGTGGCAATCGCGGTATTCAGCCGCCCCGGCGTGACCGTGGTTCCCGACAAATCCACATAGGACGCCTGAACGCGAATATCCCCCGCCGTATCCGTGACAAGGCGGATTTTATCGGAGGTGGAGGTGAGGAGGATCATGCGTTCCCGTCCGTCAGGGTAAACGTATTGACCGTGAAGGACTGCCCCGCCGTAAACGATGTAGAACTCACAATCAAATCGCCACCGCCACCACTGGCCGATACTACGCCTTGAATGTGGCATGTCGTGGCGCTACTGTCGTACACGCGAAAATGCCCCGCCGTGCCGGTGTTATCGGCGCTTAGGTCTTGCCAAGTGCCGCTTTTTGCCTTGCTACCACTGCTTGCGGCGGCCATCCAATCGGACGGCAGATTGATCGTCGCCAGCACGGTGCCGCTATCTGCCGCCGCACAATTAGCGGGCGCGCTGCCCGTGAAAATCTTCATCACCGCCGATGCGCCGGCGGTCGTTTCAATCGCGTCCAACCGCGCATTACGCACGGCAACGGAAAGCTGCACGGCCATAACCTAAACCCCGCCGATCAATTGAATACGGTTTCAACGCCCATGGCGCGACCATCAGCCCCCCGCACCACGCGCTTCGGCGCCGTCATGGAAGCCGCCAATTGCGCCAAGGCCTGCGCCTGCATTTGCGACGTGCTGGCGTGTTGCTGTTGCATCGCTTCAAGGCTCTGGCCCAACGCCGCCAAAGCCGCTGCCAATTCTCGCATTTGCGCCTCGCTCTCTCCAAGCATTGCTTCGCGGTCAGGCAGCAACGCATCCTTGCGCGCTTCAGCCCGCGCCGCCTGGCCATCCTGCAAGCGTTGCGCTTCAATGGTCGCCGCCTGCGCCATTTCCGCCTCACGCAAGCCCATCTCACGGGCCTTCAAATCCGCGTTGAAGGTCAATTCCTGCTCACGCAACGCCAATTCACGCGCCTTAATATCCGCCTCCAGCGCCAGCCGCTTTTCATCAGCCTGCGCCTTCAGCGTGGCCGGGTCAGGCTGCTGCTGCAGCATCTGCTGCGCGCGCTGCTGCAACGCCTGGAACGCCTGATCAATGGCGCCTTCCAATTGCCGGCCGGCCCGAAAGCGCCGCGCCAAGAATACCGCGCCTTGCCCTACCACCGGCAACAATTCCGGCGCCTGCTGCGCCATGGGCAGGCTGGTCGCCATATAATTGCCCATCGCGGTCAGAAACTCGGTCGCGGCTTGCTTGTCGCCCTGCTCGTCAACGGCAATCGTGCTGTCCGTCTCGATCTCAATGCGGAAACTCCGCATGGCGTCTTGGCGCAGCAGCATCACCGCCATAGGAAAGGCCTGCTGGAACTCCGGCGCCTGCTCCTGCAAGCCAGACATCAGCGCAATCGTCTGCGGCTGGAAATGCTCGGCGATGATCTCCGCCGTCATCGCAATCAAATCACGCGCAAACCGCGCTACCTCGGCCTGCTGTTCCTGCAAGCGCAACGCAGCAAATTGGCCCTTGATCTGCTGCGCCGTGGCCGTCTCAGATGGTGCGGAATAACCCCGCACAATGTCTGAAATACCCGTCACCTCGTAAATCTGCGCCTTGAGCGCCTGCTCACGCGCCGTCAATTCGCGGATGGTGGCAATCACCCCATCCAGCGGCACGAAATCCATGACACCGCGCAGCCCGCCCTTATCGGCAAAGGCCGCCCAGGTGTTGACCGGGATCAGCTTATTGTCGCCACCCTCTTGGAACAACCGCCCAAGGCTGCTGTCCTGCGATGCGTCATAAACGCCAGAAACCCGGCACGCCTCGGTCAGTTTGGACAGGCGATAGGTGACATCATCCAAATCATTCGCCTGATCCTTGTAAAGCAGGAAATCCGGCTTCGGGATCAGGCTATCGGTCGTCGTGGTGGCAAACAAAGGCTTCGGGCAAGGGAAGAACTCACGCAGCCGCAGCGGATCGTCGCGCTCATCCAACGGCGCCTCATAGCCCTTGGCAATCCAGCACACCTTGCGCTCGGCCTTGTCCCAAATCTCATAGACCTCGGCCCGCGCGGCCAAGCCATCACGGAAGCGCGCTTCTGGCGTGTCGGAGTTGTCTTGCTGCAAGCGCGCGGCCAACGGCACGGCCCGGCCGATTTCCTCGCCGAACCGCTCCGCCAATTCGTGCCGCGTCATTTGCACCCGGCGCGCTACCCAGCGCACTTCACGCCAGGTCTTGGCGGGCGACATAAGGAAATCAGCCCAGGCAACATAATCATGCGCCACTTCCTCGAACACCAGCATATCGCCGGGCTGTTCGGGCGCTTCAGCCTCGTATTCGGAAGCGTCATCCGTGATGCCAACACCATCAGCGGGCGTCGGCGGCTGCATCTGTTGGAAGTGCGGCACATAGCGCACCCAAGCCGTGCCACGGCCAACAATCAGCCGATCATCGCGCGCTTGCTTGATAACCTCGTCGAATTGCTCGCTATCGGTCGCAAAAGTGACCGCGCGCTCCAGCACTTCGGCCGCCGTCTTGCCGATGGGGTCGGCGTCCTTGAAGCGCCGTTCCACCACAGGCTTGGCGCGGCGCGCATAAAGCGCCGGCTGCAGCGTCGCCACATTGGACCAGAAAATATTGATGCGCCGCTCGCCGTCATCGGAAGACGCGGCATTGCGGCGCTCGTCACGATACCGGCGCAGGCAGCGGCGGGCCGTGTCGTGCCAATCATGGCACCATTTGTCGGCCTGCTCGATCTCGATCAGCCAACGGCGGTATTTGCCGGCGGGCGTATCGTAATCCAGGTCATCGGGTTCGTGCGACATTACGCGAAAACCCTCCGAGGTGTGGCAGGTGAGATGCGACTGGCACGGAACGGCGCCGGCACTTCACCGGACCAGGCCGCGTTGACATGAAAGCCGGTCAGCAAAACCGGCAATTTGATCACGATGCCCAGCGCGTTGAACTCGGCCCGGTCATGCAGCGCGCCAATCACATCCAGCGCCACGGTTTCAGGCGGGGCGATCTGCCCATTCTCACGCGGCAAGCCTGCCGCATCACAAGCCGCGTCAAACGCCGCGCGATTGGCAAAGCGGTGATAGGTATAGGTCCAACTCATGATGTTAGACCTTGCAGCGTGGTGTTGGAAAGCCGCGTTGGGTAATAGGCAATTCGGCTGATCCAGCCGCTACAAAACTGACTCCCACCCTGAAAGGTTCCTATTCTCATGGTGGTCAAGCCAATCGGAACGGAACCTGATGTATCAACAATAGGTGCTGCACCATTCAACGAAGCGGCAAAATTATTGACTTGATAAGCTAATATCTTTTTGTTCAAACGATCATTAACGCCAGCACCAGCCTCCAAAACTAGGCCAGCTTGACTTGCGGCGCCTTGTCTAATTTCGGCTATTTGATTTGTGGCACTTGTATAAAGACCAATAAACTCACCATAGGTTCCGTCAGAAAAATTAACTTCAAATTGATTAAATCCAACAAATGGTCGCTGATATTCAACTAATATGGTGCCTTCGTTTGGATTAAACCAAGGCGTCAAAGTTGCGACGGACACATTATCAGCCGCGCGCGTGGAAGCAGCAGGCGATCCAACAGCGGGGAAGATCGGGCTGGTGGGGAAGCTGCCGAGTTCTGTCTGCGGGGCAGCAAAGCGGATGGTTACATCAACGGCAACGCCGGAATTGATTGTGTCCGAATTCCAAACGGGGCGCACAAATGCAGCGGTTGCCTGTGCCATAGTGTAGGAGGCGGAAACACGCGATGCACTTATTCTTGTGCCACTTGCAAACGGCGCTTGAACCGCGACAGTCCCGGTTGCAATTGTGGTTGCAGTAGCATCCTGCTCCGCAAATGAAAAAATCGCACCGGCGGTAGGGTAGGTTCCAGCTACAGTTTTACAAAAGTTTGATGCTGCAAAGGTTTGACCAACCGTAGCGGCTATGATGCCACCACTTTCCATAAACCAAGAAAGTCGCCCAGATGCAGAGGTGGTACCAGACCAACGCACAGAAACAAAGTTCATGTTATTTTCTGTAGAAATTTCAACAATCTGCTGGGTTAATCCCGCAGGGCCAGAAAATACCATATTGGTTGGGTTGGTCCCCGGCGTTCCGGCAACAGCACCTTCAAGCCTTGGGTTACGAATACCGTTCGTCCTGCTGCCTTCAATCAGCAACCCGCGCGCCTGAAGCGTGGCAGGATCATAATCAAAGCGCGGCTCGTTCGTGCTGGCCTGCACCAGATTGCCAGCGCTGTCGAAATACCAGCCAGCAGACGCCCGCGTGAAGCTAATCCGCGGATCAAGCGCGCCAGACCTAAAATCAAACGCAATGCCGCTGGCGTTGCCGCCTGCCCGCAACCGCGTGTTGATGCGCTGGAACAAGTTAGCGCCCCTGGCCCGCCGTGACACACAGCGTGGTGGTCTGCCCCGTCGCGCAAATGGCCGCGATCTGCGCCACGCCTGGCGCCTTGCTGACCACCTTGGACTGACCGGCGCCAATCGGATAGCCCGCCGTTGTGGCAGACGCGCCAAAGGCAATGAAGCAGGTCAGCGTGCCAAGGTTCTGCACTTCGATGACGGAAGCTTGCGCCCCCGCTGTGCCAAAGGTTGCGCTGCTGCTGGCGTCCGTCACGGCAAGCGTGAGCGTCTCGCCCGGAGAGAATGGCGCAGTCATAGACATGGCTTGAACTCCATCACCACCGCTCAGCGCGCGGTGCGGTTTTCCAAAGGTCGTTAAAGGTCGCGGTATTGCTCGCGCCAACCGATACAATCGCGCCCGGCTGATGCACGGGTTTTTGCCGCACCCAAGGGCGGCTCATGCAGGCGTAGCGCGCCTCGTCTGGCGCGTGGTCTTCGCCGTCGCTGTCCACGTCTTCCGGCCGGTCAGGATCATGCTGCAACGCCGGCAAGGTGCGGATTAGGTCGCGGCAAGTGCTGAACAGCAGCAACCCCGGCCCGGTTTCATCACCGCGCAGCCTGGCCCGCACTTGATCCCACCCGCCAAGCGCGCCTTGCCGCGACACGCGGGCGTTATCCGCCGGGCGGAAGAACACTTTGGCCGCGCGCGCCATGCGCTCGGCAATCGATGGCCCGCCATCGCTGGCAAAAATGGCCGGATCAGCCACGCCATGCAGGCCATTCTCGGGCTTGGGGTCTTGCGCCTCACGCTGCACGATACCCGCCGCCACTTCCTCGGCCGTCATGCGCAGGCCCTCGTTGGGCTTGCCGGTGCTGCCATACCATTCGCGGTAGCGCACCAGCGCACCGCGCGGGATGTCCTGCAGCTCGCCGTCAGAGACAGCCCACCAGCCCACCGAAAATGGCCGGGCGCTGCCCCAGTCCAAAGACCGGAACCGAAACCAATGCTCCGGCAATTCACGCGGCGCGATCACATGCCGCGCCATATCAAACTCGGGGAAGAACGCCCCCGCGATGACAGACCAATCGCCTTCTAGCCAAGCCCGCACCAACTCCGGTGCGCCGCTCGCCCGCAGCCGGGCCACGTAATCAGCGCCCAAGTGCCGGTTATCGCCAACGCGCGACGGGATATAAACCCGCTCCAGGCCGCTCACATCGTCCTTCATGACGCGCCAGCCCATGGGCTCCGGGTCTATGTAGCGCGCCCGCACCCATTGGTGGCCAGGCCCGCCGGGGTTGCCCGTCAAGCGTATGCGGCACGGCACACCAGAACCGCTTCGCAACGTGGCAAACAGCTTTAGGATCGGCGCCGGGCTCGGGAAATTGCCCGCTTCCTCAACATAGACCCGCGTGTAGCTGTGGCCCTGATAGCTTTCGGCGTCCGCGTCGCGTTCCAAATAGGCGAAAGTCAGTCTTGCCCCGCCTGGCATCACGCACCGCATCGGAACGCTGGTGAATTGCGCCCCCAATGGTGTGAACAACGCCCGCGCCCGCTCGAATGTTTCCTGCAATTCCGTCCGCGTGCGGCGGACCATCAAGCCGATAGCTTGTTTGCCGTAGCGGTCGGCATGCACGGCCCACTCGCCCAACATGCCGTCAGTCTTGCCGCCGCCTCGGGCGCCGCCGAAGAAAACCTCAAAAACCGGGCAGGTGATCAGCGCCGTTTGTGGGCCTGCCTGGGGGCGCCAGACTATGTTTGGGGCTGGTGCTGCTTCGCCCATGCTTCGGCGTCCTCTGCCTCTGCTGGCGCCATGATGACGTAGCCTAGGCGCTCGCCGTTGGTGGTCACGTCCGTCTTGCTCTCAGGCGGCGCTATCCGGTCCAACAAATCCTTGGCTGCCGCGTGGCCTTGCGGGTGCGCCACGTCCAAGGCGCGCGTGAATTGCGCGGCGAGTATCTCTTCCTTGCGGGCGGCGATCTGCGCCTTGATTTCGGCGGCCACTTCCTTGCCGGCGGATTTCGCTTCGGGTGCGGGCTGATTGTCTGCGGTGAACGCTTTGGCCGGGCCTGCGCCTGGCCCGTAGCCTGCGCCGCTTGCCGGTCCACCGTGGCCCGCGCCGTTGCCTTTGCGGGTGGTGGAGCTGCGCGCCATGTTAAGCCTTGGGCATGAAAAAGCCCGGCAGCCTTTTCGGCTCCGGGCGCAAAAATCCAGAATATTCACCCCCTACAAATAAATCAGGGGTTTGTCAAGCGTGTTTCATGTGAAACTTGAGGTGGCGCAGGCAGGGGCATCCAGTGGGTGGGGTTAAACGAATAGCCTTTCGGACCGTAGCGCCATTTGCCGCGTTGACGATAAGCAATCTCGTAAGTGAAATTTTTATCCCAAGCGAGAATAGCCTGCCCATCCCTCGGCGCGGTCTCAATCGGTTGCCATTCCATGGTCACATCCCCCACGCATCAGCCAGGCGCCCCAGCGCGGCCCGGAAAGCCCCCACCTCCAAATCCGGCGGCCACTTATTACAGCCGATGACAGTCCGCACCCCTGCCACCAGCGGCGCCGGGCCAATGGCCGCGTCTGCCACCCGCAGATCGGCCAGCGCTGCCACTTGCGCCATGGTTGGGCCATAGGACGCCGCCCCATTGCCGCGCGTGTCCACCTGGGCCCCGGATGCCACCTCCAGCCGGGTCAGATACCTGTCCGCCGCCTCGTGGTGTTCGTCTGTTAGGTGTCCGGCCAGCCACAACTGATGGTAGATAATCTTGGCGCTGGCGGCCTTCACGGATGGCCGCGCCGGGCTCTCCGGGTCCGCCCGATAGGCCACCCATGCCGTGCCATTGGCCAGGCGCTGGGCAGGCCCAAAATCCACGGTCACAGCCCTCTCAGGGCGACCCCGCGCGCGCGCGGGTTTCGGCTTTGGCATGGCAAGGGCTCCATTCATTGAGGGGTTCCACGCAACCGGCCTGCAAGGGCTTTGTAGCGGGCGCTCAGGCCCTCGAGGTATTCCCGGCTGGGTTGGTCTAGGTTCGGGTGCTGGAGCGCCTCCTGGGCCGCTCTGGCGCGGCGCAGGCAGTCTTCGGCCAGTGCATCGTCGGCATGGGCGCGCGCAACCTGCGCCGGACTCAGGTCCATCAGCGCCACCGCTTGCCGGCATAGGCCGGACCATCGCGCCATAGCTTCGGCCCGTTGGTCAGGAAGCGCTCGGGCAGGGGTGGCACTTCGCCTTGCCGGCCGGCCGCGTCATAGGCTCGGCACTCGGCTAGCCAGGCGTCGAAGA